TTATTCTAACTCTGCAAGTGCCTTATCAAGATCCTCGTCAGACATGTTCTCTTCATATCTCCATATATAACCACCAGCTGTTTTTCTTCCACCACTGCAAACTCTAGTAATATTTTTTCTGGATATTCCAGTTTCTTTTTCTGCTTGTATGGAATTATTATATTTATTTATAAAAATTCCATTTATATCAAACTGTAAAATTTTCTTGTTCTTGGTTATATTGGGTAGTATATCTACAATACTTCCCTCGTAATATGTCCATCTGTATCCAAAACAATTGTACTTATTTTTTATTGCTCTTATAATTGTTGAATCATTCGGCATCTTATAATATGTAACCGCATCAATAATGCTATCCCATGTTCGTATATAAGTTCCATCCATTGCATATTGATTTATTTTTCGTTTACTATTACTTCTTTTTCCTTTCCGAGAATTATGAATTTTTTCTTCTTTGTCAGAATATGGATTAAAATTCAAATGGTTATAATTCACCATAGTATCATCAAATAAACTATGTTCAATTTTTACATTTTCACATTCATCTAAAAATTTCCAATAATATCCACAGTGAAGTTTTTCGTCATTACACCAATTACTAATCGTTGTAATACTTTTAAATCCTACTACATCTGAGCAATATGAAACTGATTTAAAAATGTTTACTGGTTTTAAATCTTGTGAGAGCTGCACAACCTTTCTATTTCCTATTTCTTGTACGCCCTCTCCTCCTATTGCAATATTGTACCCATTATTTATTGAATCATAAATTTCAATGTATAGTTGTTCACCAAAACAGGCTTGTTCAAAAGATAAATTATCTTCTATAATTTCATGTTCAAAATTATCCCACCCATATTTTTGAATAGCATTATAAAATTTTCTTTGTTTTTTATAACCATTTCCATCTTTGCCAAATCTTTTCTTCCCTTGCTTTGTAATTCCTATATAAGATTTACCGCTTGGGGATGTGTGTTTATAAATACTATAATTATCTTTTGTCATTATCCTCTTCTTTCTGCATTTCATCGAAGTGCTTCTGTAAAGCCTTCTTAAACATCATAAATCCATCCATGTTTTGTACCTCTTCTTTCTTATATTTATTTTTGTTAATTGTTTCTACTTATTTATTCTCTGTTTATATCAAACCAGTTGCTTTATCTGGATTTTCATTAGCCCATTTTATCCATCTTTCAGCATAAGGTTCAGTCTTATTATTTAACCCAAACACTTCTCTTACAATGATATATCCTTCACCAATCGACTCTTCCATATCTTTCGTGTTATTATCTACATCATCTGCATCTAATGGTCGAAACACTGTCTTGGTAAAATATCTTCTACCATATTTCTTTGTTGTCGTGATTTTATTTATCTTATCCTTATATAACTTCCATACACCAGATGAATCTTTAATGATCTGTCCTACATAATCTCCAACGTTTAGCATATTGTCTCCTTTCTTAATTTCGCATGAAACGAAGTTTTACTGAGGAATTTAATTTTCGTCCTCATCAAAATCCCATGCATCATATAATTTTTCTCCGTTACCCCACCAACTAGGTTTGTCAGAACCCCATTCAGTTTCATTATTAGTCCAACATTCAATTTCTTCACCATCTACATCTACAATTGGTGTAGCCCAATTTGAACAACCATAGACATATCCGTTATAATACTTGCCTTTTGCATAAATAAGACCACTCGTATTATTCCAATCTTCCATAAGTCCAGCGTAAATTATTGAATTAGGATGACTTTCTACAACCTCTTTAACTTTGTTCCAATCCATAAATTTCATTGCACCAATAGGTTTTGTTGCTACTACACTTGCTCCCAAAAATCCCATTGCAAAATCTGTATAGCCTTTCATGTAAATCTCCTTTCTAATTTACCAAAAAATTCCATTTACCGTCTTATCAATAGCTTCCCTCATTACACCACCAGTCATTTTATTCATTGTATCTGCAACAAGACCTTTAAATTCTGCTCTTATTCGCCTATTATGACGAGTACATGTTTTTGAACAATAATTATTCCTTCTACATTTTTCACATTTGCCATTCAATTTCCACTGTTCATTTTCCTGAATCTGTTCCATAACTTAGCCTCCTCTTCTATCTAAAATCTTCTGAATAGTTTTCTTATCTTTATCAGATAAACTATCCCAATCCAACTTAAAACTTTCACAATTTTTATGCTGATTCCAACCATCATCACAATCATAAGAATAACGATACGCACAATAATCACATGCCATTTATATTCACCTCTCTTCTAAAGAAACGAACTTTCTTGTTATAAAAACATTTTAATTTCTGCTTGATACAATGAATTATATCCTTGTATCAATTTCCAAACGTAAAAATTATGATCATTACCTTTGTCTACAAACAAAACACAACTCTCATTTATATCTTCTATACAATAATTTTCTTTGATATAATCAATATCAATACCATTTTCCAATTTACAGTAATAGATATTGAATTTTTCTCTATGGATATAATCTCCAATCATCGTTGTTAATAATAAGCAAATTATAACTGGCAGTTGTAGAATAAATAACAGTCCTAATGCTTGTTCTATATCTGATACAAAGAACTCTCTTATTGCACATGTCTCCAATAAAACACTCATAATTGCAAATAA